CGGACGATGCAGAACCGGCGAGCCTCTTCGGGCATCTGCTCGAAGTCGAACAGCCACACCGGATTGATGTACAGGTACGGGAACACGGTCTCGTCCAGGCCGTCGCGGTTGAGCGAGCGGTCGTAGAAGACGAGCACCGACTGACCACCTTCCTGGTACTTCCTCGACGGACGAATCACGATGTCGAGATCGGACTGAGCCGCAGTCACCGTCGTGTTGAATCGCAAGAGGTGCGCTTCCGGCTTGAAGATGTTCAGCGTCGTGAGCTTGCCCGTGGTGTCCGTCCAATCAAGTTGATCGAACGGCGCAACCTCGTAGCCAAACTCGGTGTTGAAACGCCAGCCCATGCTCTGCGTCTCCCGCGTCACATCACGCAGCAGGTTGAGCGCCATCGCGACGTCAGCCTGGGTTGCCCCGGTCAGCGTGTCGATGGGAGCTTCGCCAATCGCGGAGAGCATGGAGTTGACAGCTTCCAACTCCGTCGTCGCCTCCAGCCCCGAGATGATTGTCGGAGGAGGCGGCGCAGACACCGGAGGCACCGACAGCACCTTCGTGTAACTGAGCATTTCGGTCTGGTACCGCCGACCACTGAACTTGATGGAGATGGTGCTGCCACCAGTATCTGTGACGGTGATGAGACCGTACTGCCCGTTGCTCTCGGCTTGCACGCCGATGACGGTGCCGTGACTGTACGGCCCGCCTTTCTCCGTACCCGTCTGCTGCAATGGCGCAGCATGGAAGGTTACGAAGCTGTTGCCTTCGCCGTCCGTGGTGTACTTGTCGTTCGTCCCGTCGTCGAGCGCCATCATGTGAGCGTCGGCGCTAATCCGAACGAGAGATTTGATCTTGTTGGCTTGGAGGAAGTCTGAGAGTTCCTTCCTCTCATCAGCGTAGGCGCCCCATGCATCGGGGTCGCGTACTCCAGGCGTGGATACGTCGATCCACGGCACAGAGCACACCCATACGATAGCCTGACCCGCCGCTTTCGCTGCGAGGACTTCGTTCTTGAACCATGTCTTCTGCGTCGTCCCCATCATCGTCTTCGCGGGGCCGTCAGGGTAGCTGTTCGGATCGCGCTTCGAGCGCAGGTCGGACACGATGAACCGGACACGACCGACCACGTACGAGTGATAGATCGGGAACTGACCGTCGCCTGCCGGGAGCGTGTAGTGTGCCACGTTCTCGCGGTAGGCATCCATCGCTGCGGGAGCGCCAGCCATGGTGCGGTCGGTGTTGTCGCCGCCCCAATCGTGGTCGTCCCACACATAGTCCACGCCCATGCTCAATGACAACCGCATCTGCGGAGTCGGGAGCAGGAAGCGATCATACGAATCACGCCACGTTTGGATGTTGTTCAGCGTGTTGTTGTCGTAGTGCGCGTCCCCCAGGTGCATGAAGAAGAGGGGGTTCTGCGACGTGATTTCGTCGAGTACCGGATCAGCAGTCCCGGTGTCGGCGTCACCAGAGGTAGCGAAGACAAAGCTCGCCGGCCCCACAGCGGGGAACGTGCGGAACCTGCCCTGCTTCCCGTAGGTCGTCACGCCGATCTTCACGCCGTAGTAGTACGTCGTGTTCGCCGTGAGGCCCGTGAGGTCGAACGTCGCCACGTTGTTCTTACCAGTCGGGGCAGTCACAGGACCGAAGGTCGTCGGGTTCGCGAGATTCGGCGTCAGGCTCACGAGGAGGCTTACCGCTTCCGTCGCTTCGGCCAGCACGAGGCGGGCCTTGACCTGCGCCGTGGTCGGCGTGATACCACCAGACCAGCACCAGCGCACGTCCTGTGCGGCTGCTGCGTCCTGCTCGAACGCTCCAATGCACCACGGGGCAGAACGAGTCGCACCCGCGATGTCAGTGTTGAAGGGGAAATCGGCGTCAGCAGAGAGGTCTGCTCCCTGACCCTTGAAGCCGGTATCACCCGAGTGGAGACGATAGTCCCCGTTGAGCGGGTCGATCATCAGAACGCCAACCGGGGCCTTCAGGTTAGAGCCGACGCTAGCTGAGACCTTCCTCGACGCTCCGTTGTTGGTGCTCGAAGCGTGCGCGGCCTCAGTCGTCGCGAAGGCGCTGAAACAGTCGATGGTAGCGTTGTTCTTCAGACGGACGTAAGTGCGTCCACGGAAGCCGGTCTGACACCGGATCGCCGTGTTGTTGTACGCGTAGATGCGCTCGTTCACCTTGCCCGAGCGGAAGTTGAATGCCGTGCAGGTGACGGTGAGATCGTGGAAGCCTTCGGCCACGTTGTTGGTGAGGTACACCTTGCCGTTCGCGTCATCGGCAGTCGAACTGTTGATGAAGCCGTCGAAGCCAGACGAACCGTTCCCAACGCCCTTCAGGTAGCAGCCATTGACCCGGATGTCGTAGGCTCCAGCAGCCATCCCGGTACCCATCACGACTGCCGTCGCACCAACAGAGGTGGCAACGCGGATTTGCAGGCCGTCGAGCCGAACGAAGTTCCGGTTGATGGTGATGCCGTTGTTGTTCGTTACGTCGAGGTTGTACTTCGTGCTGTCGAACACTCCCAAATGTTTCTGACCTGCGGGAGAGTAGACGCGGATGTAGCGGGTAGCATCGAGTGTGAACGTGTCGATGACCGCATTTCCGCCGAGGTCCGTGCCCGCGTAGCACTCGAACTGAAGAATCTCGTCGTTCGCAACGAGGTTCGGGCGAATCACCTTCTCAGCGGCGAGGGCCGCAGCAAGGGAGTCGTAGTCGCCACCGCCACCCGGCTTGACGGTTTTCGTGATCGTAGTCGCCACGAGAGGGTTGAACTCCTGACAGTCTGAGGTTGGGAAGAAAGGCCCAAGAGTGGGCTCTCTCTATAGAAGAAAAAAACCGGGGGACAGGGAGTTTAGTCCCCATCCCCCGGTTGGGCTTGGCTTGTTACTCGGCCTTCATCAGACCGTTGGCGATGAGACAGGTCCGCATCGCGTTGACCAGGGTAATCATGGTGTCACGATTCCCTGCCGTATCGTATGCGCCAGCCGTCGCACCAGTGCCCCCTGCGGGAGCAGCGGTAGCAACCGCGACCGGAGGAAGGGGCTGGAGAACGAAATCCCAACCATCTGGCTCCGACTGCACAGTGCCGGTACGAGCGATGACAACTGCCTGACGCCGACCGGGGACGGTACCAACACGTCTCCCGTCCAGCGCGAGAAGCTCAACCGGTGCGCCGCCTGTGACCTGGACACGATACACCTTGTCCACCGCCACAGTCGCACCAGAACCGTCGTTGATCTTCGGAAGAACTGCTTTGACGCCGAACGTCAGCGCCGAAGACACATACGTGTCCGCAGCGACGATCTGTTCGCCATCAGCCGCAAGGGCTCTTGTGGACATCTGGATGCTCCTAAGTGAGTTGTAGAGGAAGAAGGCGAAGAAGCCTGCCCGCTGGTGACAGCAGGCAGGCAACGATTACGCCACCTTGATCTCGACCGCGCACTCAGGCCGCAGGATGCCGTGACCAACCGCGTACTTCCCGAGGATCAGGGTGCCCTGATACTCGATGAGGTACTCGGACTCCACCGCCACGTCGAGCAGCTTCGTGGTGCCCATGGCACCCTTGTTCCAAACGAAGGCCGAAACGTTGGTGAAGTTGCCCTGGTAGGCAGCCGGACCCGTCGCGACGTTGGTCTGCGGCAGGTTGTTGGTCTTCACGATCTCCGCGCCCGCAAGCCGGAACACTTTACCGGCGGCGAAGCCACCGTTCGAGTTCGGGTTGTAGTCGCTGTTGATCGCCTTGGACGAACTGTTCACGAGGAGGTAGTACTGCGCCGGAAGCAGCGCGATGTACCGGTCCATCTCGGGAACGTCCTTCTCGTCGAGCTTCGTCACCGCGTCGAAGATCGCCTGCTCCAACGCCGAGGCGCTGGTCCGCGAGGAGGCCGACGTGATGGCCGAACCACCGTTACCACCGGAAACCGTGGCCGACGCACGAGCGGCGAGGATGCCGACCTGGAGCACGTTCTTGTCGAACGTCCGGGCCAGCGCCATGCCGATGTCGCGGCTATAGATCGAGCGGTAGTCGTAGTGGTTCATCGCCTCGTCGATGCTGGCGATGAAGCGGTCAGCCACGAGCAGGTCGTCGATCACGATGACGCGCTCGTTATGACCAATGCCCGTACCCACCAGCTGCGTGCCGGGGGTGTGATACGCGGCGGTACCCTTCCAGGTCGCCGGGAACTGAGCGGACTTGCCGCTCTTGATCTCGCGCACGAAGTGGCGCGAACGTGCTACGTTGGTCTCCTCGAAGGCGGTGAGAACTTCGCCTGCGAAGACCTTCAGGAAGAGCGCAAGAGGATCGCCCGCCTGATTCGCCTGCCCTGGACGGGAAGGCACCATGTTTGCCATTTGAATGGCTCCGAGAGAAAAGAGGTTGACGCTTGACTGCACGTCGCCCCTTCTCGCTCGACCACTTTTCGCTAAGGGTTGTCCGCCGCAGCGGGCCATCAGGTACTTCGGAGTCTTGCGTGAAGTGAGGGCGCACCCCCTAGCGAGGGGTGTGCGATGCTCTCTCGGTTTACTGCAGGTACTGCGGAGTCTCCTTCTCTCTATGCGGCCACGCCGGCATTTACCCGTAGGAACGCCGACTTCCGCTTCATGGTGATAGGGGAAGCCCCCGGCGACGATTCCCCGTGCGAGGGAGGAGGGGGAACTCTACACGGGTACTAGTCGTCGCCGGGGGCGGACCTGAATTACTTACGCGGGCAACTTAGCCGTCAGCCACGTCACGAGCTTCGTGAACAGCGTAACGATGATGCCCGACACGAGCGGATCGACGCCCTCGATAGGGTGACCCGCCTGCGCCGCGAGATACTGCGCGGCTGCCGTGGCAGCGCCGACGCCAAGCGCGGCGAGCCACTTCAGGATGCTGGACAGCATTGCTTCTCCTAATGAAGAGGGAGGGAGTTACTTCTTGAAGAGGGTTGCGACCTGTGGAGCGATCTTCTCAGCCGAGCGCCCGATGACGTAGCCACCGAGGCCGATCTTGATAATGGAAAGAATCTCCATCACGAAGTCATGGTCGAGTTCTCGCCCGTTCACATAGCCGCCCGTCCACACGATGACTCCGATGAAGAACACCATCGTGAGCATCGTCAGAGGACGCCAGTTGCGCTGGAGCCACGAGTGCCCCGTCGCCTCTGACACAATCACGTCGCGCTGCGCCGCAGCAAACTGGAGGTCCGCTTCGAGCAGCTTCGTTTGGAAGGCGCTCTGAATCTCCATCAGCTGCGTTTGCGCTGCGAGCTTCTCCTCCGGGGAGCCGCCCTTGATCGTGTTGATGAGACCACTGACGCCCTCGAACAGCCCCTTCACGGGGCCGGTGAGGAATGAAAGGAAGCCGCCCATCTAGCCTCGAATGCTGAAGACGTTCGTCTTGTCGAGACGTCGAGCGACTTTCTGCCGGTACGCTTCGTCGGTCTGATACCGAGGATCGCGCATCGCTGCGGTCACTTCAGCCGAGGACTCGAACGCCGGCTCGCCGCTTCTGGAGGGAGCCACGTCGCCATCCACCAGTGACGGCTCTTTACCGGTCGCCTGGGTGAAGCGAGAGACGATCCCATACAGCGCGAGCTTCGCCGCATCGGTGTTACCCAGCGCGAGCGTCTTGTTGTACGACTCGATCTCGGCGGGCGTCATGTTCGCCTGCGCCCAATCGTAGACGTTCTTCAAACCTTGCTCGCCGCCCGCAACTTCCGCGAGGGAAGCGCGCAGCGCCGTGGCCTGGGACTGAAGTCCCGCGACGTAGGCGTCCACCATCGGCTTCGTGATGCCCTTGTCCGACAGAGCTTTCAGCGACTCAGCTGAGAGTTCGCCCTTCTCCGCGAACTCCTTGTTAAGTGTCGTCATGTCGAGGCCAGCGGTCTTCACCGCTTCCTTGGCCTGATCGACGGTGGGAGGAGTGGTAGGTGCAGCACCGAGCTTCTTCTCCAACTCGGTGTACGCCTTCTCCAGGTCCGCTTGCGTCTCGAACTTACCGAGAATCTTCTTCTCGTCGGTCTTCTGTTCGCCGTTTGGTTTCGACGAGTCGATCTGCACGCCACCATTGGTTGTCTCGGTGGCGTTGGCCGGCGGCTTACTTGTATCTACCGCTGGCGGGGTCTCAATCGTGACAGTCGTCGCCACGGGTTATCGATCCTCGCAGATGTTACCACTCAGCAGCGTGTACCGAGCGGGTAAGTAGTTACCGACTTCACCTTTCTTCGGGCCATCCGACAACTCGGAACGAGGGTCACCGCTCCGCTCTTGCGCGGACACGGATTCGTTCTGATCGGCAGGGCCTACGCTACGCGCATCATCGCCCTCTTGGGGCAACATGCGTGGGGCCTTCGGAGTCATCACCACTTGGTTCTCCTTTTGGATTGTTGGTTACTGCGCTGCGCCTGCGGGCGGTTGCTGCGCCGCGAGCGCCTGATCGGACATCGCCTTGATGCCAGGAGGAACAGCCTTCTCTAGAAGAGCCTGCTGTGCCCGCTGCTGGCGAGCCTTTTGCACTTCCTCTTCGGTGCGGATGAGGCCGTTGTCGATTTCGAGAGCGAGCGCATCAGCTTTCTGTTGGATGTACACGCCAACGCTCACGTATTCCTCGACCGCTTCAGGCCCGAACGTCTGAGCGACGCCGGCCAGCAGTAGGTCGAGCTTCATTACATTGCTGGACCGGCCCAGGCCGTCGAGTCCGGTTACGATCTGCGGACTGACCAGCTTCTCGGGCAGGTGCGGCAACTCACCGGCCTTCTGCATCACAGCCATGAGGCGCACGACGAGCGGATGCTGTAGCTCTGCGGCCAGCACCGAGTAGGTGCCGCCGAGTGCCTGCTCCAACTCGCCGGCCATGAACCGAATCTCTTCGGCGGTGACGCGTTCGGCCTGACGTTGAATCGAGGAGTTCAGCAGGAACGCCTGTTCCAGCCGGTGCTCGATATCGTTAGCCGTCGCCTTCACCACTTGGAAGTCGGGGAACTTCTCCATCGAGAGCGTCGTCACGTCCTTCTTGTTGCCGTCAATGACTGCGCCCGAAGGAGCTTTCTCCAACTTGCTCTTCATGGTCACGCCACCCTCATCCACCAGCCACACCACCTTCGCGGCATTGGCTGCGAAATCGACGATGGCCTGCGACAGGGACTCCAGCGAGCGCAGGTCTCCGATGTACTCCTCGGCGTGACCGCGCCCGTAGTCCATACCAACGACGCGCTGCCACCTGAGTGGCAACCACGCGCTCTTCCCAGCTGCGTACGTTCCCTCCGTGCCGGGAATTGGCTTGCCGCAGATTTCCTGATGAACCTTCTGCGACCCGTTCTCCTGCCGCCTGATCCAGGTGTACAGGTAGATGATGTCGGTCGTGTCTTTGTCTTCCTTACCGTCGCTCTCCGCAGCCACGATGGCTGCGGCGGCGGGCGGTAGCGTCTTCCGACTCAGGCCCTCGCGCACGATGATTTCCACCGGCTCACCCACTGCGTCGCGCTTGACGACGTAGCAAGCCAGCGAGTGAAACTTCATCGAGCCGCTCTTCAATATCTGAAGGAGGCCATTGCCGGTGACGATCAGATGCTTGAACGCCTCCGACAGAATGGGGCGCGCAGCTTTCTGTTCCAACCGTGTGTTGACTGCCCGCTCCACTTTCGCGAGAGCGGACTCGATCTCCTGGCGAACCTCTTCGTTGTCCTTGACCAACTCGTCCAGCGCGAACGCATCCACCGTGAGGCGGAAGAACGACGAGCCGGGAGGGAAAAGGGCGAGGAGCAGTTTCGCCGCAAGATTGTTGACGCCCCGAGCGCCCACGCTCTGGAACGGCGTGTACAACTCGGTGGCATCCGATGCACTTTCGCGAGGGAGCAGAGCCGGGATCGTGAGTTCGGCAGCATCGCGGGCTCGCGTAAGCGCGGGCGACCGCTGCGTCTCCAGCTGCGAATACCGACCCTCAGCCGTCATCGGCTGCGACGGCTGCTGTTCGTAGGTCTCGGCCATGTTACCTCGGTATGGGAATCTTCAGGTCACTCAGACCGACCTTGGGCGTCTCGATGCGAGGCGCGAGGACAGCGGTCTTTGCCGGTGCAGGCGGAACGCCTGACGTATCGGCGGGGTTTAGGAGGCTGTTGAGCAGCTGCTGTTTCTGCGCGAGGCGAGACTCGAGATCGCGTCTCTGCAAATCCATCCCGAACGAGCCGAACGTAGCCGGCGCACCGAAGGGATTGCTCCCCGTCGTCGGCCCTGGCCCAAGACCGATATACGGACTTGGCGCGGGCGCGGGTTGTGTCAGTCTCCGAATCTCCTCCATCAACGTGTCGATGTCGGCCTGTATGGTCGAAGCCGATGGGAGCGGAGTACTGACGATGTACGGGGATGTCATAGATTACTTGTTCTCCAAGGCTCGTTTGGTCTGGTCTTCGTATGCGGCGCGAAGTTTTCGCACCACATCAGCACGCCCTGCCGCCATCCACACCTCCCGGCTCGAATCCTCCGGGCGGGGGCAGCGGTCGGGGTATACCTTAGACAGCCATTCCAAGAGCGCCTTGGGAACCGCAGGTGTCGGGGTGTCTGTCATTTCGGTTTCTCGGTATGTCCTTCTCCGGAGTGTTAATCGAAGGAAAGGGGGCCGAAGCCCCCTAACCCGTTGACTAGCAGTTGGCTAGCTGCCTACGGGCAGCCGCGACGATAGGAATCGACGATGGTGAACATCGGGAGTGCTCTGCCGAACTGGTAGTACAACCTGCTGAGATAGTTGTCGTCTACCTCTTGCTGCGTGAAGCCGCGTTTCATCCGAATAGGACGAGAAGCGCAGTATGCCTCGATCTCTGCGTTGAGCGCCTGTGCTGGCGTTCTGTACTGCGTGGGACACTCACCAGCTTCCTGCACCTTCCGCCGCCATTGCTCGCGGTGAGTGGCTTCGTGTACGGCGATCTCTTCCAGACTGTCAGTGCCGATGACTTCCATGTCGATCACGGAACGCACTCGGCCACCGAGACAGTAGGTGACGGCGATAGCGCCGGGAGGCATGGGACTCCACCCGTCTTGCGCCTGGGCAGACGAGTAGCCCGCCATCGCGAGGATGGCGAGAATGAACAGCCGCCTCATCGCGGCCTCCTTGTTAGAGGACTAGACCTTCGAGGGGAACCTCAGAGAGGACCGTCGCCACGTCGTACACTGACATTCCACAGACGCGAGCGACGTGAACTTCCAGGTTAGCACCGACCGACTTCTCCCATCCTGGCAGGACAACCACCGCATCGGCGTCGAGCACTGCTGGAAGATCGAAGCGCATGTAGTACTTGAGAGGTTGTGCTACGTCCGTCGTCGGGTTGAAGCCTTCCTTCTCATCCCGTTCGGCGGGAGACCACACCTCGTGGCCCCGTGCCCGCAGTTCCTTCGCTGCTGCGTGGAATGCGGGAAAGTTGTACGCGGGATAGCCGCGCATCGGTCCCGCGAGATAAACCTTCACTTACCCTCCTTGGTGGTGGCGAACATGCGGTCGTCGAACTGCTTGTACTCGTTGGCACGCGGACCCTCCATATACCACGAGAGGAACGCGATCTCACACGCGATGCAGTAGATGTGGAGTTCTCCGGT